AGGGCAGCTGCGCCGGTGGCGGCGCCGGCGAGGCCAGTCAGGATGCCGAGTGTGGGCAGTGGCCATCGCCCCTTTTCCAGCGTGCGGATGCGGGTCTCGTGGTCGGCGACGTCTTTGTCGAGGTCGTGGAGGCCCTGTCCGATGCTGTCCAGTTTGGTCTCTACCCGGGTCAGGCCATCGCTCAGGGATCTCAACTCCTGGTACATCTGCGCGCTGGAGATGTAGACACCCGCCGGGTCCGAGGCGGGGGCGCCCATCAGACGCCGGGCGCCGAGCTGGCGCTGTAGCGCTGGCCGAAGCTGCGGACGAACAGACCCTTCACCAGGGAGACGGCTGCGGCGATACCGGCCGTGGCCGCGCCCTGCCAGAAGGAGACGTGCAGCATGTCGCCGGGGCCGCCCGCGAGGGCGACAGCGCCGGCGGCGCCGAGGAACGTCCAGAGGACGCGTTCGATCAGGTCGACGGCGTAGGTCTTCGCCGTCTTCACGACGGTCTCAGCCTCGCCGGGGAGGGTGAACTCGGGCATGGGACTACCTCACTTCTTCTCGAGCGCGGTGACGCGCTTCTCCAGGGCGGTGAGCCGCTGGTCGGTGGTCAGCGGCGGCTTCGGGGCCGGGCCCGGGAGTGGGGCGGGGAGAGTGACCGGCTTCGACCACGAGGCGGGGTGCGTCAGCCGCTCGGCGACGTCGAGCCGGAGCTGGCTCATGGTGAAGGTGAACTTGCCGCGGGTGCCGTACCCCTCGACCGGCCCGGCCGGGTCGATCTTCCCCTCGACCGAGGTCTCCAGGTGCCCGGCGACGGAGCCCGATCCCCAGCCGTGGTGGCGGCAGATCGCAGCGTTCCAGCGGACCCACGCGTCGTACTGCGCCCGCGTGTACACGTCGCGGCCGTTGCCGAGGTTCTCGGTCTCGATGCCGTACAGCTGGTCGTTGCCGTCGACCGTGCTCGACTTGTCCTGCTTGGGCAGTGCCTTCTCGGCGGTGATCGCCGCCATGACGTTGGCGGCGGCGAGGCCGGCGTGGTTGGCGCGGTGGCAGGAGACCAGCACGGCGATGCCCGACTTGGGCAGGAACGTGTGGCAGAGCGGCGGCGGGAGGCTGGGGGCCCCGGCGGTGGCCACGGTCTTCAGCGAGTCGGACCCGGCCGTGTGGTGGTTGAGGACGCCGTGGACCGGGCCGAAGGTCTTGCCGGTGGCGGCGTCGCGTCCGCTGGTTTCCCAGCCGTGGAACTCGGTGAAGCGGACGCCCTCCGCCTTCAGCGCCGCGCGCCATTCGGCCGCGGACATGGGTGTGGCCATGCGGACTCCAGACATAAGAAAGGCCCCGGCCTGGAGGCGCGGGGCGGCAGGTGAGGGGCGGGTCAGGGAATCTCGGGCTGCGGGGCGAGCAGCGTTGCGGAGACGAGCGTCATCGGCTGCTTGCAGAGGCCGCACTCGACGATCACGCGGCCGCCGTTGGAGTAGCACGGGTTGACCTCGAACTCCCTGCCCGAGTTCTCCTCGCACTCCGCGTTGTCGTCCCGGGCGGTGACCGAGTACCAGAGCGCGGGCTGGAACGTCACGTCGCTCATGAGCCGACCACCCACCAGTTCACGAAGGTCGCGGTGGTGTTGGTACGGGTCACCCATACGGTGAGGCCCGTCGAGGTCACAGACGTGGCGCTCGCGCCGGTGACCTGCGACCCGGGCGCAGCCGTGCTGGCCACCGCGTAGCCGAGGAACGTCGCCCCTTGGACGCTGAGGCCGGTGACGTTTATCGACGTGGGCGCGTTCGCAGCGCTCGGAGTGATGCTGACCTGCCCGAACGCCAGGCTCCCCGCGCTCAGGACGCCGCTCACGTCGAGGTTGCACGGGCCGCCGCTCTCGGCCTGCATGTACACGTAGGGCGCATTGCCCGCGAACGTCGACTCCAGCGTGATGATGGCGCGATGCTGGCTGGCTTTCACCGATCCGGAGGTGAGGATCAGGTCGGTGTACTGGTCAGCGTCGGAGGCGTAGGTGACGGAGGCGGGGACATCGACTCGGTCGTCCTCGACGGGCCGGAACTGCAGCTGTCCCGAGGACAGGAGGGCGGCCATGTTGATCGGGTCCTGGAGTCCGCGGGTCCACAGGCCGCCGCCGCTGTCGCCGCCGGCGTCCGGGCCGAGTTCGGCGAGCAGGGTGGTGCCGTCGTCCGCGTACACGCGGAGGGTGCCGACACTCGCGGCGCCCATACGTCGGGCTGCCCGCAGCTCTCGCACCTCGCGCTCCAGCACGGACAGTCGGCGGGCCAGGCTGGTCGCGTCAGGCGGCAGCTGGTCGAGCTGTCGGGGCATCAGTCCTCCTCCACGATGATCGGCCGGATCCGGTCGGTGCCGGCGTCGAGTTCCCAGCTCCAGCAGCGGGCCGAGACCGAGGCGCCGTTCGGGTGGCGGGGGGATGTCTCGACTGCGAGGCGGATGGTGTCGCCGAGCGCCCAGTCCTGGCCGAGTCGGGGCGCCTGAGAGGCGGTGGCCTCAAGGGTCCACACCTGTGCTCCCTGCGCCATGAGTGCCAGAGACTGGGTGGCGTGCGCGTCGAGCTGGTCGGGGTCGGTGAGGCCCGTGGCGGGGGTGTAGCGGTACTCCCAGCGAGGCCAGCCGGTCGCGATGAGTGCGGTCGCCTCGTGGGCGGTCGAGGTGAGGCGGGAGCTGCCCTCGCCCTCGCCGCGGGCCAGGACGACGGTCGCGCCCTTGCCCGCCTCGTAGGACTCGGACAGGCGATACGAGGCGACGCAGCCCGGGAAGTCGAATGTGACGGGCAAGCTGGACTGCAGGCCGACTGCTGGCCGAACACGGAAGGGGAACTGGAAACCGCTGTGGCTGGCGTTCCAGGCGATGTCGATCGTCCACTCCGGGCCGCCGTCCAGGCCCATGATCTCCTGCAGGCACGACAGGATGCTTTTGTCGTCGCCGTCCTGCGTGTAGTAGTCCATGACGACGCCCGTGCTCGGGGCGTCGATGACGAGCGGCGGACCATCGGTGAGCGCTGGGGTGACGAGGGCGCTGACAACGGCCGCCTGGTCCGTGCCGACGAGGGTCTGCGTTCCGGGGAACCGGCCGTCGAGGTACCGCTCCAGGGTGGCGGCGCCCATCTGCACGGTCTGGTCACTGCCTCCGTCGCGCGGCAGGACGACACCGGCCCACAGCGGGGTGTCCGTGGCGGTGTCGACGGCGACGAGGAGCGTCCTCCCCGGCGCGGTCGCGGCGTCCCACCCGGCGGGGGCGCCGGGCAGGTTGAGGTCGAACTGCAGAGTGGTCGACTCGCCGATTTTCCGCGACAACGCACCCGAGGGCTTGAGGGAGGGGAGGTCCTCGACAATGCCGCCGGTCCGCAGGTCGCAGCCGTACCAGGCGAGTTGGTAGGGCGTGCCTGTCATGTCGCCGACTCGTAGACGCCGGTCATGCGCAGCTGGTTGGTGCTCGCGAAAGTCTCCGGCCGGGTCGGGTTCATGACGTCGATGCGCGTGTTGGTCGAGGAAATGTTGAAGAACGCGCCGATCGCACTCGCTCCGGGCGAGACGATCGCCTGCCCCATCCATCGGTCTGTGCCGAGGAAATGCGCGCTCATGACGTAGCTGCACCCGACACTGGCCGCAGCGAACGGGATCGCCCAGTTGTACGTCCCCGACCCGTAGGTCGTCGTGCTGCCGGGGATCAGGTTGATGTGGATGGTGACCTGCCGTCCGATCTTGCAATAGCGTCCGACGAGTGTGCCGTTGCCCAGGCTGGGGTTGCTGCCGGAGCCCGTCCACGTCGGCGTGTACGAGGTCCAGGCGCCCGGCGCTTTGACGTAGGTGTCCCAAGCGGAGCCGTTCCAGCGGAGCAGGTCGGTGCCGTTGTCGTAGAACTGCCCGGTGTACGGGCTGGACGGGGCTGTCGACGAGGGCAGGATGCCGCCCGGGGCCGTCGTGTACGGCCTGACTGACGTGCTCACGGAAGCGGTGGAGCCGTTCGACACGGACAGGACCGAGATGGTGGCGAGCGGCATGTAGATCTGCGTGCCCGCCGGCGTCGGCGCCACCGGCGACGCGGACGGAGTGCCCGCCAGGTAGACGATGTCGCCCTTGGCGAGGCCGGAAGCGTCGACACTGTTGTCCCAGACGCGCAGGTAGACGAGGTCGATGCGGTTCAGGGTGGCGTGCGCGGCCGTGTATGTGCCGGGCGACACCGAGGACGGGAGAGCGACCCGGTAGACGCCCTGGCCGCTGTAGGCGACAGCGGCCACGCCGGCCGAGCAGTTGATCGTCGTTCCGGCCAGCGTGACGGTCAGGCCGGGGTCGCCGGGCCGAACACCCGACCGGGAGCCGAGCGCGGTCGCGTCGGTCATGATGTCCATCGCCCCGGCGTTGCGGGCCTCCAGGCCGGAGAAGGTCAGCGTGTCGATGGCCCATACGTCTACTGGCATATCTGCCTCCTCACATCCAGGCCGAACGCCACGTGGCGGTCAGCGTCGCGCTTGCGTTGTAGGTGCTGGACTGGAACTGGTAGTTGACCGTCGAGCCCGCCGGGATGGTGGGCCAGCCTGCGGACACCGTCATGAACCGGCGCCTGCTCACGCCGCCGTTGAGGACCACCGTGTGTGCGTCGGTGTCGATGACGAGGCTGTCGCCGCTGGCCAGGTCGAGCGAGTAGGCGAGTTGCCGGACCGTGCCGTCCGGGTACAGGGCGGACACGGTGGGCGCGACGACGGGCCCGGCGATCGTGATGATCGGCCGGGTGTCCAGCGAGCCCGAGTTGACCGCGTTGATCTGCCCGGACACCGTCACCGCCGAGAAGGCCACCGGGAAGGTGACCGGGAACGTCAGGCCGCCGGTCGTGGCGGGCAGCCCGGTCGTGCCGGTCTGCAAGGTGGTGCCGTACCGGCGAGGATCGGCAGCCGTCACGAGGACCGACCAGGTCGCGGTCCGGTCGGTGACGTACTGGGCCAGCAGCTTCCCCGACCGCCTCACGGTCGCCTGCTTGGGCGTGGTCTCCCACACCGTCAGCGTCGTGTCCGTCAGGGCGGCCGCCGCGTACAGCTGGTCCAGCGCGGTATCGAGGGAGACCCGGTCCGGGGCCTCCACCGTGCCGGCCAGGGTGACGGGCCGGGACCCGAGATAGACCGGCGCCGCCCACGAGCCGTGATCCGCCTCCCGCTCCTGGACCTCGGCCCGCACCTCCGCGCTGTCCCAGCCCTCGAGGGACTGCAGGAACCAGGCCACCCCCACTGCGTCGACCGCGCCGAGGCGGAGTGTGCCGAGGGTGGCCTGCCGGCCGTCGATGTCCGTTCCTGGGGTGTAGGCCACCCGTCGCCTCCTCTCAGCCGACGAACGCCATGTGGCGTGCGATGTCAGCCGCCTGCTCGGCGGTGGTCTGCTTGGCGCCGTAGAGGTTCACCGTGATCTGCCGGGTGACCTCCCGCGCCATGGCCGCCGCGGACACGGCGCCGCCCCCGTACCGGCCGGCGGGCACCAGCTGGTAGCCCATCCCCGCCGCGGTCCGGGCCAGGAGTGCTTTCGACCTCGCCGAGCCGTTCCACGGGATCCACGACTCGCGGTCCCCGGCCTCTCCGCCGAGCACCATCGTGGGCCGGGACAGGATCCCGCCCGCTGCCATCGCCTTGCCGCCTTGCTGCACCCACTGCCGCACGAACGTGGCTTTGTTGGCCTCTGGCAAGTTGCCGATCTGCGCGGCCATCTTCGGGACCAGGGCCTTGATGGTCGCCGTGTCGAGGCCAGCCGCGATGAGATCCGCATACCCGCGGCCGGCGCCGCCGCGGAGTGTGGACAGCAGGATCAGGGAGTTCGACAGGTCCTCGCCGGTGAGCGCGCTCTGCGCCTTGCCGACGGCAGCATTCGCCACTTTCGCCTGCAGCGTGCTGCCGACGGCCTGGTGGGCGAGCTCCTGCGCGCTGGTGTCGCCCTGGGCCGCGAGGGCCTGCGCCAGGTCCCCGAACCCCTGCGCGGCCAGGGTTTGCAGGTCCTTGGCGAACTGCTGGGAGTCCTTGGTGCTGGCGCCCAGCTGCTTGGTGAAATCAGCCAAGGTCGCCTTGGCCAGCTCGCCCGTCTTCTCAAGCTTGGACGTGATCGACTTGAACTGTTTGTCGCTCGCCCCGGCGAGGGCGTTGACGAGGCTGTAGCCCTCCTCGCCCATCCCTTCCAGCATTGTCTGCAGCTCTTTGCCGCCCCGCCTGCCGATCTTGTTGAGGCTGCCGCGCCACTTCTCCGTCGCGGCCACGGACTTGCCGAGCTGCGCCTCGTAGGCCTTGAGGTTGAAGGCCGTCGGCGCCTTGCTGCCGTTCTTCAACCCGAGAGCCTTGTCGGCCTTGTTGACGTCCGACCGCTCCTCGTGAACCTTCTTGTCAGCCGACTTCTTCGCCGTCCGCGCCTTGTCCACGCGAGACTCGGCGGCCCGCAGCTGCGTCGCGGTGTGGTGCCCGTGGCGAACCCTGGAGAGGTTCTTCTCGGCATCCTTGAGCGCGTCAGTCTTCGTCTTGGCGTTCTTCAGCGCCGTGTTGAGGTCGTCCCACGCCTTCTTCAGCGCCTCGACGGCCTTGTCATACCGAGACTTGGCGTCCGACGGCCCGCCGAGGACGGCCCTCCCGCTCGGCGAGTAGGTGAAGCCGGGGATACCACCGCCGCCGGCGAACCACTGCACGGTGCCGCCCAGGCGCTTCACGGTCTCGGCGGCGATCTGCCGGGATCGTGGGCGCTTGCTCTGCGCGAGGGGGATGTACGCCTCGCCGCCTGTCTCGTCCTCGGCCCACACCCGCCAGGCGCCCGCCTTGGCGATCTGCGCAACGTGGTCCTCGCGCATGCCGCCGCTGGCGTAGTACACGGCCCCGTTGGCATTGTTACTGCCGTAACTGCCGCTGAGGACGCTGTCGCGGCCCCCCGCAGCTGCGATGTGCTCCTGTACGTACACGTCGACAGACCTGCCGTGCAGGTTGTTGACCCAGCCTTGGATGGTGCGCACCGCCTGGGCTGGGCTGCCCGTAGGGATGGTGATGGACACCTTCCCGTTCTTCATGTGCGTGACCTTGAAGCCGAGGCCTTGGAGGGCCGCCTCGGCGGTCTTGGTCAGGGCGTTGACCGTGATTGAGCGGCCCTTGGTACCGCGGAGCTTCGCCTGGACGGCTGCGAGATCACTGAGCGCGCCCTGCGTCTTCGCATCAACCTTCGTGGCGACTGAGACAGGCAATTGGAGATAGGCCGCGGCAAGCCTGTCCACCGCGTCCTTCGAGAAGCCTCTCGCCAGCATGTCCTTCTTGAGCAGGGCAATGTCCTGCTCAAGGACAGCCTGGCCCGCCTGCTGACTGTTCTTCTGCTCGG